GTCTTGGGGTCAGACATGGATTACCTCAAAAGCCGTTGGGAAGGCGCAAGATCGCGCGCTCGTCTGCGTTTTGCGACGTGCCGTTGACGCGCCAATCGGTGGTGAAGAAATCCCAGTAATATTTCTCGGCGCCCTCAAAATAGAGCTCGTAATGCAGGATTTCGTTGATGGCGTAGTCAAAGCCCTGCAACTCGCCGCGCTGGAACGCCTCCGGATTGGCCGTGCCCAGACGCCCCTCCAGCACCGCCTTGGCTTCGATCGCCACACCGTTGCGCTTGTCGCGCACCGAGCCGTAGGCGGTGAACTTCTTGCGCGCGGTGGCCCCAAGACCAAACTGCGTCAGCAGGTCCGGATCCCACCCCGCCAGCTTGAAGCTGGCCTCAAGCTTCTGAATGCCGAGGGCGACCTCAATCTGCACGCGCGAGCCACCCGGGTGATGGTCCTGGGTGATTTCCTGCAGGTTGGGCAGCTGCAACTCGGTCAGCGTCAGGTGCTTGGAGGCCGTGGGGTTCTCATCGCCGCAAAACAGGTTCGCGGCCTCCATGATATAGATATTGCTCATCAGAGCCTCTCCTTGATGTCGGCGGGTCAGCCAGTCCTTGATGTGGCGGGGTCAGCCGGTGATGGTGCCGACCTGCGCGAGCAGATCGTCGAGCAGCGCATCCAACGCCGGGCGGTAGCGCGCGGACTGGATGCCGAGATAGCGCAGCACCGGTGCCTCCTCGGCGGCAAAGCTGACCGTGAAGCGGCCTTGGCGCAGTTCCTCGGGCGTGTTCTGATCGCGCGTGAACTTGATCTCGAAGCCCAGGATGTCGCCATCAGCCTTGAGATTGCGCAGGCCGGTTTCCATCGTGTTCAGGATCGCCTGGATGGTCTGGCCCGTGATGTTGAACCGCCCAAGATAGAACCGCAGGGTGCGCAGCAGCATAAGGTGGATGAAGTCACGCCCGCGGGTGACATTGTAGAACCGCCAGAGATCATCCTCACCCGCGTTATCGGTGCCGACAAAGATGAAGCCACCCTGGCCGATGGCGCTCTCCACGCCCATTTCACCGCGCAGGAGCACGCCGACATTGGCCGACAGCAAGCGCTGCGCTTCGGTCGCGCCATCGGTGAGCGAAAAGTTGATCGGGCGCGACGGCCCAACAATGCCCTGCACCGGCTGGTTCGCCCAGCTGTGGAACGGGCGGCCCTGCTTTTCATGGTCGCGGCGCACGCCGATGCCGATCACCGCGGGCGACAGCGGCTGAACGATACTCACCCCACCGTCAAACACCTTCACTGCAGGGTCGACCGGGATCAGGCGCTGCGAGGCAATCGTCTCACGCCAATCGATGGCGTCCTGCTCGGTGGTGGCCGGGCCGTCGACGACCGCATGGGCTAGAAGCTTTTCGCAGATCGCAGGCAGCGCTGCGCAGACCGGGTTGGCCTCGCCGACACCGCGCTGGCTGGTATAACCCGGAGCACCGATGAGGCGCGGGATGATGCCCAGCTCAGGGCCAGACGTCAGAAAGGCCTGAAGGCCGGTCGCGACGCCATCGCCGACGATATTGGCGATGGTCGCATCGGTATCGGCACCGTCTTCGACGCGCACGACCACGACCTTGGCGGCCACCTGGAACTCACCGAGCTGCGCGTTGATCAGCGTGACCGCATCGCGCAACGTGCCGGTTGCACCAAGCGCTGTCAGTTTGGTCGCGTCGTCAGAATAGAGAAAGACCGGTGTGTCCGCCGGGAACACCGATGCATCCGCATCGGGCGCCGTGCCAATCAGGCCCACGACGGACATATCGCTCCAGACGGGCGGGCGCGGCTCGGTGTCGATCCGCGTGATCGAAATCCCGAAGGTCGGGTCAGACATGAGAAGGTCTCCTTGAATAGCCATAAACCCCACGCGACCGTCAGGTGCGCAGGGCATTGGCAATTGGGTCATTGAAAGCGGGCGTTGCAGGCGCGTTTCGCGCTCTGGCACAAACTCAGAACGACAGCGTCGGCGTCGTGATATCGAGGTCAGTTTTCGTGTCGGACTGGATCTGGACCTCGAGGATCAGCGCCGGGCCCGCAGATGCTGTGGGTTCTCCGAAGACCCGAATTGCACGGACAAAACCGCCCGCACCATCTTCGACAACCTCACCCACCTGCACATCGCGCACATCGGTGATGCCCAGCTTGGTGCTCATCTGTGTCAGGGTGGATCGCATGGTGCCTGCCTCCATCAATACGTTCCGCCATCGACCAGATCGATCCGGCCTTGCAGCGCTGTCAGCGTTGATTGCAGGTTGGAGACCTGCGCAATCGTATGGCCATGGCTGCTGGCCGCTTTGCTGGCGAGTTGCGCCGTGAGGTTCGGAATATCCCCGATCCCAAGCGCCACTTCCCCGGCTTGGCCATTCACGGACGACACCGGCCCATTGGCCAGAACGCTTTCAGCAACATCGGCAGCGGCGGCCGCATCCTGTGCCGCTTGCTGTGCCAAGGCCAAGGCGCTCGAGACCGCAGCCGCCGTCTCGATCACCGAAGCCGCAAGGCCCGCGCTGGCAGAAATCACCCAATCACCGTGCACCGCCGCACCGATATCGCCGTTGACGGCCACCACTTCGCCCGCCAGCCCGCCATTGGCGCGGTTGTAGCTATCGACCCGAAACACCGCCCAGTCGTTCAGACTGTCGTCGACGTCACGCGTCAGCACGACATAGGGCGTGGGCGCGAAGAGCGCCCGCGCAGGCGTGTCGTCGATCTCGAAGGTGGTCTGCAGGCCCACCGACACAGTAAGCGGCGTCGAGGAGGTCGCCACCAGAAAGCCGTTTTCCGCTGCAGCTTGAGCCGCTGCCAGAGCCGGTCCAAGAACCTCGTTGACCCGCAACAGCCCCAGCGTCACCAGATTGTCACTTGCCGCATTCAGCTGTGCCAGCTGGCCATCGAGATCGCCAAGGCTCTCGGCAATCAACCGATACCGCCGGTTGAAGAAGTCCCGATCAAGACTTTGCCTGTCATTAACCCGAAGGTCCTCGAACCTCAGCATGACGTCACCCCTTGTTCATCGGCTCTGCCGTGGCGATCGCCTCTGGGTGATCTGCCTTCAGCCCATCGTAGATTGCGGTCGTGACAACATAGCGCGCGCCCGGGCGGAACCGCGCCCCGGCAAATTCAAGGGGACGGTTGACCGTCACCCGGTAGTGGGTCGGTTTGGATGCCATGAGGCTGCCTCCAGAATTGGATGATACGTTGGTGACGTCATTGCGTGGCGGGATCAGGACTGCGCGTATTCGATCAGCTCTCCGACCAAAAACGGCACCGCCGCACTCACCGTCGAGCCCACGATCTTGACGGCATAGGTGCTGACCGAGGTCACGTTGAAGATCGAGGTCCGCCGCACCGAACCATCTGGCAGAACCATGTCCTCAACCACATCGGCCGCCTCCACGCCGTCCAGCGTGGTCCCGGTCAACAGTGTGACCGTGCAATCGTGGGTCACGTCATTAAAGTGCTGCAGGTCCGTGACCACCTTGACGCTGGTTGTGGGCGAGCCGAGCGTGCGCGCCTCCGACACCCAGGTAAAAGCCGTCTTGGGCCGCGTCACCACCGCTTGCGAGCCCGCAAGCCCAAAGCCGGGCATCAGGTCAGTGGTTCCGGTCAGGGTCATGCGCACCGGCAGCAGCGCTGGCAGGCCCGACAGGTTCGGGCCATTGCCCTCACCGTCCAGCGCGACCCAGGCCCCATTGACCTGAACCTCGATATCAATCCGGCACGCAGGCGGTGTCACGCCCGGATGCAGCACGTCAAGATCGAGGATACCGCCTGCGAGCTGGAACGCGGTCAGCTCGACAGAAACACGCGGGCGTTCAAACTTCGCAAAATAGAGACGCAACTTCAGGTCGTCGACAAGGTTGCCCGCGAAGAAAGCCCCGTCGGTTGAAACAAAGAAGGTGCCCTGAACCACCCCGTTGTCGGTATTGGTCATGGCGACATAGTGATCGCCAGTGGTAATCAGGACAATCGCGTAGCGCCGACCCGCCGTCAGAAAGGTCGGCGTGATCGCCAGCCGCGTCTCAACCAGCGAGGGCAGCCCCGCTTGGGTGGAAACCGCGCCCACCTGAATGTCCGTGGCCGGCAACGTTGTGCGCGAGATCACCCGGGACAGGTCCGGCATGCCAAAGGCGGTCTCGGTCACCAGAACCGTCACATCGCCAGCGGCGGCCCTGCGCGAGACGTAGAGCCCGATCTGGCTGAGCCAGCCGTCCTGGCTGTTAAGGAACGTCTGCGCGACCTGCTGGCCGTTGATCGTTTCGGTCGTGGTGACACGGTCCCAGTATTGCTCCTCATAGGTATCGATCCAGAATTGGCGCACCCGGATCCAATGCACATTGCCATTGGCCACCCGCGCACCGTTGGGCATCTGGTCGGGCACGCCGTTGGTGACTTCCCAGGTCTCGCCTTCAGCGCGAAAGACGTTATTGGCCAAATCATACGTACCCTGCCGCCACCAGCGGGCATTGGTGCACACAATCTTGCTTTCACCATAGCGGCGCCGGGTCCGGGCCCGGCTCAGTCGACGGATTTGCGTCGCTTCAAAGGTATATTGGGCAAGCCGTGTTTCGGACGCGTAACCGGTCAGATCAAGCCGGAGCGCATGAGTGTAGTTGGGCAGGACAAAGCCGTCATTTTTGCTGACATAGACGTTATTGGGGTTCAAAAGCGCCAGCTGAGACGTCTGCGCGCCTGCACGCGGAAACCGGATGCCCTCCTCGACCACCACATCAAAATCCGGATGATCGATCTGCGAGCCCTCGGCGGTCAGAAAGTGGTTTGTGCCATAAAAAATATAGGCCCCCGGTGCGTAAAGCTCCTGACGCACCTCTTCGAGCTGCTCGGTCAATTCGACGATTTCGGCCTTGGTCGCATACCCCGCCATCCGGTCGGCCAAGGCTGAGAGGTCGGTGCGCAGTGTGTCCACCTGACCGCTGATCTGCCCGCGCCAGCTTTCAAGTGCGGTTGTACGCTGCGAGATGTTGCGCAGGTTAGGCAGCTGTGTCGCCTGCCACTGCTCGATCGCCACGATCCCGGTGGTATCGAGCAAGACATAGGCGATGACGGTGACATTGGCATCCGTGGCAGGATAGCCGGGATCGGGCCCTTCGGTGCCCGCCACGGTGGAAATCTCCGCGCGGCGCAGGCTTTCCATCGCGACCGATTGCGGCTCGGTGGTCCCGGTCTGTGCGTCGATCAGAAAGTCGCGCGGCTGGATATCGGTCTCGACCTCCTGGCCGAAGGTGACGATGGCCACGCGCTTGCGCGTGACCAGGGGCAGCACATTGAACATATCCACGATGATGTCCTCGCCGCGCGCATAGACCGCACCACCCGCATAGAGACGCCCCGAGGACAAGGTGATCTCGGTGGCGGCGGTCTTGGTGGCCGAAAAGCCGGAATAGGCCTTGCCGCCTTCAACCGCGTCCTTGACGATGTGATCCATGGCCGCGCGCATGAAGTCTTGCGTGTTGTTGAGATCGGCGGATTGGAGCTCCTGCCGGTCGCGGTAGATGACGGTGCTTTGCATGGCTCAGACCTCTGTAAATGTGCCGATTGTGATCTCGCCGACCACGCGGCGGTCGCCCGCGCGGGGCAATCGATATGTCTTGGTGTTGATCAGGATTTTATCCCGAAGGGATTTGGCGACCATCACGGCCTGACGTGCATCCGCGATGGGTGCTTTGCTGGCCGCAACGATGTATCCGTTCACAAAGGCCCCTGCCGTGCGGGGATATCGCCGTCCCTTGATCCGCGTCAGGACCTCGGCATGGTAGGGCGGCATGCCCAGCCGTGTGGTGCCAAGATGGGTGGAGCGCTTGCGCGCATCCAGGCTCCGATCCGGGTCATGGATATGCCAGCGCTCAAAGAGATGCTGCCAGGACAATGTCTGCGGCAGGCAGGCGCCGAGAATGCGCTGGCCGTCTGCCCCGGGAAACACCGAGGCCGATTGTGCCAGGTGGGTCTCGGCGATCATTTGCGGGCGCACATCGATCAGATCGCCTTTTGGCCATACGGTTGTGTATTGCTCGCGGCCCAGCCGGTAGCTGTAGGACTTGGCCCGCGGGATGCGGACAATGCGTTGGCGCACCCCCATATCGTCGATCAGGAAGGCGCGGGCTTTGGGCGCGGCGTTCAGGTGGATGGCCGCTGTGGGTTTGGGGGCCAGGATCACCTCGTCATAGGCAATCGCGTTGAAATCCCCAACGCGTTCTGGCGTTACCGTGCGAAGCGTCAGAGTCGTCTCGCGGCCGTGATCATGCAGCTTTGCAGTGCGCACATAGCGCGTACCCTGCACTGAGACCGGGTTGTTTGGCCCGGCAAAGGCAGTGCCCGGGCCGTCCGGTGCCGACAGATACCGGGTGTTCCGGCCGGAGACGCCGCGCTTGATGAAGGGATAGACCCGGAGTTGCGCGAAACGGTCGAGATAGGCGGCGCGTTCCTCGCCCCTGAGCGCCTGTGTCACGAACGTCTTGGCAGGCGGCACGATGAACCGCCGCGCCTCGGCCCCCATGACGGCCAGCGCTTCCGCGATGGCGGTCTGTGTGCCCTTGATCGCGTGAAACGGCAGTGATCGCGCGGTGCGCGCGCGTTTTGTCTCCTCCGGCCAGTCCTTGTCCCACAGATCGACCGAGAGGCCCCAGGCGAGCCAGGGCAAATGGCTGCTGGGGATCTGACGCGGTTGCACCAGCTTCCGCAACCCGATGGGCAGATCGGCAATGCGCGCGCCGGTGAGATCGGCCGCCTCCTCGAAGGCCGTCCGGTTGTCCGGCAGCAGGGTCTCTCGTGCCATCGGCGGGGTTCCTATTCATCGCGGAGCGTGGCGACCGTCACGGTGATGGCGTCGATCGCGTAAACCTCGGTCGGCCCGAGGACGAGGTCCTGTGCCGGTGAGGCGAGGTCCACCGAATGCACGCCTTCAACATGCAACTTCGAGAAGATCGCCGAGCGGCGCAGGTTCATGCCCAGCATCCGGTTGGTTTCCACCCAGTCAGATAAGGCTGACAGGGCGCGATCGCGCACGACATTGCCGTCTGGCCCGGGATAGAGGGTAAGTTTGGCCGTGATGTCCGCGCGACGCACCCGTGGCCCCAAGACCTCGACCATGTCGGTCAGCGGGCGCACGTCATTGTCGATGAGCGACAGGCGCACCGCTTCACGCTCCGCAAGGCTGGGAACAGGATCAGGTCCCGCCCGCAGGATGGTGACGCGCACCCGGCCGGGCGTCGTCATGATCGCCGTGGCATCGCGCGCCCAAGGCGCGGAGGTGAGCGCGTGATAGACATAGGCCCCCTCGGGTCCGGCCACGGAGAACGCCTCAGGGGCCAGCTGCACGCGGCGGCGCAGGCGATCATCGTCTTCCGCGACCAGCACGCCCGTTGTGTCCTCGACCTGCATCCGCTGCGTGGCGAACAGTGCGGCCAGATGATCGAGGTTGCTGCCGTAAGACGAGGCCAGAAGGACCGAGCGCGCCGCATCATTGATCCGCGCGCGCAGCAGCATCTCACGATAGGCGAATGCCTCGATCAGCTTGCGCGCGGGCTCACTTTCGAGATCAATGACGCCGTTGATCGCCGGAAACCGCGCGACCAGATCATCGCGCATGTCACTGACGATTGCCTCGTAGTCCAGCGTCTCGATCACGTCGGGCGGCGTCAGCCCGGAGAGGTTGATGGCGGTGAAACGGCTCATGGTTGGGACTCGCGCTCCTCGATCAGCACCCCGTCCGGGTTGGCATAGGCATTGATGCGGCGCGCGCCTTCGACCGTGAAGTCGCCATAGGTGGCCCGTGGCCGGTACTCGCCCTCGAGGAAGAAATGCAGCCGTCCGTCCCGGGTCACTTCGACAATCTGAATACGGGTCACGCGGTAGCGCGGCTCGAATTGCTCGATCGCAGATGTCACCGCAGCAAACCACGGTGTGATCTCGTTGGGCGTGATGGTGCGGCCCAGCAGGTTGGGCACAAAGGACCCATACCATTCGCGCATGATACGGGCACCAAACCGCGTGGTGAAGATGTCCTGCAGGCTCTGGGCCACGTGTGGCCAGCCCTCAATCACACCGCCCGTTGCGGCGTTGAGGCCGACGGATGGGTTTATGCTGCGCGTGGCCACCGGTTAGCCCTCCCTGGCCCTTATTCGTCACCAGCGCCTTCGCCAGCGTCATCATCCGTAGTTGGCTTGGGGTCGCCCTTGGCAACTTTCTTCCCCTTGCCGGCGGGCGCAGTCTTGCCACCCTCGGACTCGGAGCCGGGCACATCCAGCCGACGCAATGTTCCGAGCCGCAGTTCATGCTCCGCCTGTTTGTCGGTCAGCGTCAGCACAGTGCCCACGCCAGTGTTGGTCTGCCCCGCAACGAAGCGGCCAGCTTTCTCGGTAATCGCGTATCGGTTCATGTCGTGTTCCCTTGTCTTGCGGTGATCAATCGATGGTGAACCACGGTCGCCCAGTCGTCGCGTGACCGCACGCAGCCACATCGCCTTCACGGCAGACGGCGATGCCGTCAATGGTGAACCAGTCGGAGCCAGTGACCATGGGCGCTGGAGGTGAATGAGGCGCAAGACCATGGGCCTGAACCAGATCACCAATCCCGACGATCACTTGGCCCTCGACAGTCCATGGGGCAAACTGGCTTCCCATCTGCGCACCACCTGCGGTGTCGAGCATGACAACAGCTATGCCGCGGCTCATCCCTTGATGCCCGTGAACTTCGGCGTGATGACCTTGATTTCTTCACTGGTGATTTCCAGCGTCGAGCCACCCACCACGATCCGCACCAGATCATCCGCGAGCGTCATCCGGACATTGCCGTAAGTGATGACATTCTCATCCCCCGCAGTTGAAGGGCTGGGATTGCCCACATGATGGGTCAGCGGCACCGCAACCGCTTGTTGGAAATCCCCCGTGGGCGACATCACCGTAAATTGCTGCCCGACCGTGGGCGGCGTGTGGACACGTAACGCGCCCGAGAACTGGGCATAGGGCAGCCATGGTGACAGGAACCGACCCTGTCCGCCATGTGTTGGCCCAAAATCCAGCCGGATGCGCTGGCGTCCGGGATCGACCTCCGTCACCGTGCCATGCCGCATGACGCCTGCGACACGGCGCTCCAGATCGGTGACCCGCGCGACAAGCTCGATGATTTCGCGGATCGCCATGGCTATGATCCTTGCTGCTCAAAGACGACAGTCTGGTCGAAATCCAGAAACGTGATGTCCGCCAGCGGTTGCGGATCCGCGTCGAGGTCCTCAACCGGCCCGATGCCGATCTGGTTGGCCACCTCCAGCGGTACGCCTAGCGCCTCGGCCGCGCGGCGCCACTCATCCGCGAGCTCGCCCTCTATTTCTGCCCGCAGGAGGCTCGCGATGCCCGCCAGCGCCGCGTCGTCGTCCATCAGTGCGAGGAGCTGGCCCCACGCGCTGTTCGACGTCACAGCCCCGCCAGAAACCGGCGTTTCCACCAGATCGCAGCTCAAGACCAGCTGCCGCGCAGCAAAGCGCACGCCGTTTTCGGCCGATGCGCCGCGCCGGGAAAGGCTGCGCGTGATCCGGGGGACCAGCATCATCCAGACACGCGACCACGCATTGTCGTCGCAGTTCAGGGCGCGCACCACCTGATGCTCCATAATGTCCAGCGTCAGCTCCATCCCTTCGTCCGTGTGCGGAATGGCAATGGTGATTTGGCCGCCGTCCCCATCAGATGCGGGCACCTCCACCCGGGATGCAATGGCAATCTCGATCACCAACTCGCAGCGATGGTTGCCGCTGCCGAGATCGCGCCCCGTCACCTCAAGCTCGTGCTCGTCGGTGGTCAGCACCAGAAGCGGCTGACGGGTTTCGGCGATGGTCTGGTCGATCGGGTCGACCGCGCTGTCGAAGACCCGCGGCCCGGCCAGCGTCCGGTCGAGCAGCGCACGGGCGGCCGCGAGGCGCATGGCAAGGCGGGTCAGGCTCATGACGGCAGGTCCTCCCAAACGAGGATAAGGTTCAGATCGCCCATATCCGTGTGCTGGACTGAGGAGACCGCATAGGTCGGGCTGGCAGCCCGGCTGGTGAGTCTGATTGTATCGCCCTTGGCCGGAAGAGCGGTCAGCGCATCGACCTCGGCCTTGGCGATCCAGAACTCGGCGCTGGCCGATGCCACGCGCGTCGTCCCCGAGAATTCGGAGCCCCGGGCTGCGCCCTTGAGCTGGTCGTCAGCGGGGCCAGCGGAAAACACCCCGTAGATGAGGTGCTGCGGCCGGTCTGGATCGGCCGTGCGCTCGACATATTGGGCCGAAACGCGCGGCCGGTGGATTGCCGTCTCCGCCAAGGCGCCCTTGATCGCGCCCGAGAGGGCGGCGTCGAGATCGTCAAACAAGGATGTCATGGCCCAGGTCCTTTCAGCGGGAGGCCTCACGCACCAATCAGGTGCGCTTGCCGGGGATCAGCACGCGAGGTCGGGTGCAGTATTGCAGGGCGTTCATCTGGAACTCGAGGTTCACACCTTTGCCGTTCTGCATTTCCCACTGCTTGCCATAGAGGCGCTGGCCGGGCGTGTTCACCGTCTCGATGTAATCAGCCGGGGCATAGACCGTGCGGAACAGCCCGGGCACGCCCATGGGCACAAGATGGCACTTGTCGGTCTCAATGCCCACATTCTGACCACCGCGGTAGTTCATCCAGGTGATGCCGCCGAACTCGAACGCGCCATAAATGCCGGAATTGCCGGAATTGATGTAAGCGTTGCGCAGAGAGGCGGCATCGGCATAGCCCTTGTAGGTCTCGCGGACTTCCTTGTGGCCGATCAGGTCGTCGAAGAATGCATCCCCGCAAAGCGCGATCACGCTCGTGTACGGCAGACCGTCAAGAATGCCCGCCATCTGACGGATGACACTGGCGCATTTCTTGCGCAGCGCACCATCGGTGGCACTGGCGTTGTCGAGATCAAAGTCGACCACGGCCTGCTGGCTTTCACCAAACTCGGTGAAATAATCAAAGAGGACCGAGCCATCGGCGTCCAGAAGCTGGCCGGTCTTGAGGATGTTGAGCCGGTGATATTCCTCCGTCAGCGCGAAGAACTGGCTGGCCTCGGCTGCACGGTCCGCGATCTTCTGCTGCAGCCGCTCAACGGCGACTTCCTGGCCGAAGGCGCGGACCTGCTGGACCTCATCGGCATAGATCGCATCGTCCACCTGGAAGTGCGGCACCTTAAGCATCCGCATGGCGCGTTTTGATTTGCCAAAGGTCTGGCCCGGGCCACCGCGGGGGCTGGCCGAGACCAGCATGCGGTTTTGTTCCTTGTCCTTCTCGATCGCGATATCCAGCGTGTCGATGCTGGAGGTCTGGAACAGCCCCATCTGGCCGATGCGGGAGGGCGTGTATTTGATCTCACGAAGCGCATCCGTGAGGCGCATGACGCTGAAAGCGTCCTGACTGAAGATGTTGAGGATCGACATGGGGGGTCCTTTATTGCGTCGGCGCGCCAGCGACTGGCCACGCGGGATCGGCCCGTGGCCCGAGAGCACGGGGGATCAGTTTTCATTCTGGTGGTGCGCTTTGGCGGCGTTTACCGCACGATAATGCCGACACCCGCGAGATCAGCTTGGGCAGCGACCTGTTCGGCAGGCTGATCCCGGTCAGGATGGTAGGTCAGGATCTTGCCATTCACCTCGGCGTCCCGAGTGATGCCGGCAACCGCAACATCACTTGCCGTGGCATCACAGCCGTAGAGCGCAATGGCGACCGCTGTCTGGCTGCCATCCGTAGCCCCCACGGCGCTGGCCAGATGTTTGCCGCTGGCGGTGATTTTACCCAGTACGGTGCCCGGGGCAATGATGCCCGCACCGCTGGCGATGATGATGTTTTCCCGCGAGCGCTGGCCATTGGCCTCGGTCATCAGGAATTCGCCGGGATGGCGGCCTTCTGTGAGAACAGTCATGGTCTCGGTCTCCTCTTCAGCCGAAGCGCGCATTGGCGTGGGTGATGGCTTTCGACCACCCGGCCACACTGCGCTCGGCGCGGTTGCGTTGATCGGCCGGGGTTTCAGCCCCGAGCTCGGTCTCATGTGCAGCCCTGTCGGCGATCGTCGTGGGGACCGAGGCCTTGGGGGACGCCGTCATAACTTTCGCTGCATCCAAAGCTGTCATCTCGGTCTCAAGCGCCAACACCAGCGCCTGCGCTTCCCGGCCTTCGGCCTCGGGCGCTGTCAGGATGGACTTGATCCGCGCCGTGGCTTCGGCTTTGCCAGCGGTGACACCGGCTGAATGGGCCTCGGTGCGGGCTGCATCGACAGCGGCTTGCACGTCGGCTGGGCTGATGGCGGAGACGTCACTGGCGGGTGCCTCGTTCTGGATGGTTCTGGTCATGGGTCCTCCCTTTCTCTGGGGAATTGCCCCGGAGGGCGGTTGCGAGAGCGCGGCGATAACCTCATCCAGGCTCGCCATACGATCGGCGAGACCTGGGGCAATGGCATCCGCGCCAAGATAGGTCCGGGCTTCTGTGGCGCGGATCGCGGCGGCGCTGATCCGGCCAGCACGCCCTTCTGCGACCAACCCGACAAACTGGTCGTAGATTTTGAGGACCTCGGCTTGCAGATCAGCGCGCACCGCGTCCGACAGCGGCCCAAACGGGTGGCCGTCGACCTTATGCGCCCCAGCGTGGATCAACGTCGGCTTCACGCCGCGATCTTCCAGTTCCCCCGAGCGGTCGAGATGGGTCAGTACGACGCCGATCGATCCGACCATCGAGGTGGGCGAGACGATGATTTCGCGCGCAGCACTGGCGATGCCATAGGCAGCCGAGGCGGCCACATCATTGACGAAGGCCAGAACCGGCTTCACCTCGTTCACAGCGCGAACGAGGTTGGCTGTCGCAAACATGCCCGTGGCCTCGCCGCCGGGACTGTCGATATCCAAGAGGATCGCCTGCACATCCGGGTCGGCTTGCGCCTCGCGCAGCTGGGCCGCAATGCCCTCATAGGAGACCAGCCCCGAATTGGCCCCGATCCAGGCGCCGCGGTTCACAAGGCTGCCAACGATCGGCAGGATGGCAACGCCGTTTGTAATGCGCATTGAGCCAACGCTGCCATTGTCGCGGCGGTGACTGCCGACAAATCGGTTGGCCTCGGGCCCCGGCAGGCTCATAGGCTCGATCCCAATCCGGCCCTGCAGCACATGCAGGATCAGATCGGCCTTGTCCGGGTGTAGCAACAGTGGGCGGTTCAGTACCCGCCCCGCGATCTGCGCCAGCGTTGGACGCGCATTCGCCACTGCAGAGTGTTCAACATCTGGCGGTTCCGTCATCTCACCCCTCCTGTTCCAAGCGCAAACCGCCGCGGGCCCCGGCCCTGTTGCTGGGCACATTGCTCTTCAAACCCGCGAATGACGGCCAAGAGCCGGTCGGGATGCGCCCGATGATAGGAAACCGACCGCTCCACCCCGTTTGATCCCGCCCGGAACCGCACCTCCATGGCCCATTCCCCCGCCACGAGCCGGACATAGACCTTCCGCAGTTTGGCGGCCGCCGCGCAGGGATCGGCCTCGTCAATGCTGATGGTCATGTCTCCGCCTCGTCGCCTGTACTGTCATTTTCATCTGCGTCAGCCGCACTCAGCCCACCGCCCTGAGCGCCCATCATCTGCGGCTCGGGCAGCCCATATTCGGCCCGGAGCGCCTGTTCCTGCGCCAGTTGCTGGTAAACGTCGTCCACATCCGCCCCAAGATCGGTGCAGATCATCGCGTCCGACATGACACCAAGGCGCTTCCAGACCTCGTGGGCCTTGGCTTTTTTCAGATCATCGGCTTGCGGACGCGGGTCGCCCCGCCAGTCCGCGCGGCATGCAGCGGTGCGATTGGCCATAAACCCGGCAATCCCGCCCGGAAACGGCAGGCTGCCCGCCTCGATCTCTTCCTCGAGCCAGGCCTCAAAGATCGGCTGGCAGAATGGCGCCATGATGTTGCGCCGCCGGGCTTTCGTGATCGCGAAGATCTCGGTGGTCGCCGCCTGCAGCGAGGAATAGGTGGCCCCGACATTGTCACCGGTGGCACTTTCATAGGTCAGCCCAAGACACCGCGCGAGTTCGCGCAGCAGATGCATCGCAAAGGCGGCATAATCCGACGATGGTTGGTTTGAGGTATGGAACTTCAGCTCCTGTCCCGGAAACAGATGCGCCAGGCGGCCATTGATCCCCACATCAAGCGTGCTGCCGTCGTAATAGCCCGCCACCATCTCGATATAGGCCTCCATTGGCGAGATGCCTTGCGCCAGCATCTGCGCCTGTTCCTGCGGCGTCAGCAGCCCCTGCAACACCTGTTCCGTCGGCTCATCGGAGGTGATGGTCACTGCAAACAGCGTTTGCACAATCGCTGCCATCAGCGTGGCATCCGCCAGCTGGTCGAACTGCCGCGCCACCTGCAGCGCCGGAACCAAAGGCGAGATGCCCCGATGTGTCCCAGGCGCGCCCTCAAATATATGAATGACGCGCGGCCGCCCTGCCCTGTCCCGCGCGCGCACATCATATTCCACATCGTGCTTGAAGAGATCCTTGCGGATCGCTCGATAGCCCACGGGCATGCCGTCGGCATCCGTATAAACCCCGTTGATCAGCCGCCTCATGCTTTCGGTCTTGCGCGATAGGCGCTGCGGCGGCAGCAGCCGCACCTTGGTGCCGTAGCGGTTCCACGGCCGTTTGCGCCAGGGCAGCTCCGCGAGGATTTCGCCGGTGACCAGCCAGGATCGAAACGCCGCCGCCTGCATTTGCCCGAAGGTGCGCAGGCCCTGAATGTCGCATTCCTGCGCGTTGCGCGCCCAGAGCTCGAACCGACGCTCCACCGTTTTCGCCCAGTCCGAGGCCTCGGCTGACGTCATGCCGAAGGTTTCATTTTCCGGCAGCGCCTTCAGCTGCAGACCCGTGCCCACAGTATTGGCGATGCATTGTTCCATGGCCCCGGCCAGCCAGCCGCTGTTGTGCAGGAGATCACCCACCCGCGCGGCCGCATCGTCCCAGGCCTCGCCAATATCATCCTGGCTTTCCCGCAGCGCAGGCTTCCAACCGGCAAAAGTGACACCGCGCCCGCCGCGCATGTATTTGCCCGAGGGTTTGGGGAGGTTCATCCCCTCAGGCACCGCCGGTTGAGGCAGCGCCTCGGCCAGCAGAGTCTTCAGCTTTGACATCACGGACATGTGATCTACCTCTCACTTCTGCTGTAACGCGCGAACATCAGCCGTTATTGCAGGGCGCTGCTGCCACCGCAGGGGTTTGGGAGGAGCCCTGCGATGCCGGTGGCAGCGTCACCTCAGCATTGTAAAATTCCCATCGCCTCATCGACCTCGGTTCAGGGCGCTGCCTTGCCGGGCGAACCGCGTGCGAAGCGCAGTACCACTTGCGCGGTTTTGCGGGGCCTGCGCTGCCGACTCGCTTGCCTCCCTTGCCGCATCCCCAACCCGACTGGCATCATGCCCCTCGGGCACCGCCGCCTCGATGGAAGTCTTGCGCTCGATGCCTTCCGGGATCCGCTGAACGTTGAATGCATAGCCGATGGCAGCGCAAAGCGCCTCGCAGTTGCCAACTATGATGGCCTTGCCATTTCGGCGCGCTATCAGCGTTCCGTTTGGCACGGTCACGCAATACACCATCCCAGAGTAGGCGACGTTTCTGAAAATCGGAGCGTTGTCCGCTCGACGCAACGAGGCGGCAGGCGTCCGAATTTCAGAGACGTGATACTGGTCGACTGTGTTGGGCGAGGTCCGTCCGTTGATGGAGTAAGGCTTGGCATCGCGTCGGATGATATTTGCGCTCCGTCCGGCCTTGATAAAAAGCTCCTGCATATCGTCAGCCAGCTTGGCGCTGACCGACGCATAGGCACGATACCCATTCTGAACCCATCCATCGCCTAGGATGGCGGCATCAAGGAACCGGTCGATCAGGTCGCTGCTCGCACGTCGGACAAAACCCGGAACGCGCCTGGAGTAGCAACGACCATCCTCGCCTGCGCAGTCAGCCAATGCCGCCGCGATCTGCCGCGATGAAATGACGAACTGTCGCCCACCATGGATGCTATATTCGAGACCCATCCGATCAAGCAGAGCCGCAATGCGGTCTGCCTTTTCACCAGGGCCCTGCGAGATAACAACCCTGGCATAGTTGCCTTGGTGGGTGGTATGCCCGCCGCAGATGTACCAGCCAAGAAACTCACACCAATCTCCGGCATTGAAAGATCGCTCTGGCTCACTCAACTCTCGCCAATTGGTCGCCTTGAGCAATAACTCAGGCAGGGTCACGACATCGTGTCGCTCACCTACCCAATTCGAGGACCGTTTGAGCGTGTGCCAAATGGTCAAATCCTTCGCCAAAGTTATGCGAGGAGTATTGTCCACAGGGTTCCTGCGCTGCGTCACCATCCGGTGGTTAGGCGTCACAAGAAGGTCCACTGCCCGACCTTTGATCTGGACCATCTCACCCGAATGCCAGCGCGAGACTGATTTGGTCGCGCCCTGATACTCGATCACATCGCTGTCCAGATTGACCGTTGCGAAGCGGCCCACGTAAGAAACCGCGTCCTCGACACGCATCCAGCCATCTTCGGTCAGAAGCTCGGTATCGGGGTCGAAACAATCGAGGAAGTGGTTGTTCCGGCTGCGCTTCACCCAGACCGGCTTGCCCTCCACGACCACCCGGGCCTCCGAGGTCAATTGCCTGCAATAATCTTCCGAGACCTGTTCGTGGACATAGAAAGCACCCGGCACGTCCATGGGCGTGCGGATGCGCGAGATCACCAGCGACTTGAAAAAGTCCGACGACAGCGTCACGAGGTCGATCGAGTAAAGCGCGCGCTTGCCGTCCGGTTTGACCTCGATCTTCGAGACTTTGTAGGGCGGGCTCTGGATATCCTTGCCCTTGGTCGGGGAGCACAGCCAGCTGTAGCGGCGGCAGAACTCGTAGACCTTGTGCTCGTTGCCTTGCTCCGGCTTGTCAGGCCGGAAGCCGCTGTCGATGAACACCTTTTCGATCTGCATACCGCCAATCGGCTGCAACATAAGATCGGCCAGTGCGGACCAGACCTCATCGTCCTCGGTGGGGCCATATAGCTGGCCGTTGTCGACCATCCACGACGATCCCCGAGCCCCAAAAGCCCGGATCACATAAACAAGGCTGAACTTCTGCACGTCGACGCCCATCACCAGCCGCAGGCCGCCCAAAGGGACCTGCCCAGGCTGATACGGCAGCCGCCGCTCCATGATTTCCTGCCATTCCGGCACATCGCCCGAGGCGGTCATGGCGTAGCACTCGCCGAAGCTGGCGTTCATCGCCGTCTGGATGCGGTCGTGATCGCCCGATTGCAGCGCTGTCAGATAGGTCTCTGCCCGCTGGCCCCATGACACGAAGGGCGAGCACAGGCCCGAGGTCCACATCGATAGCGTCGAGTTGTCCTCTGGCGCACCCGTTACGTGCGGGGCGTCGTTGCGCAGTTCAACACTCTGCCCGGGTGCCACCATTGCACCCCGAGCGTTCATCCATGCCTTGTCCTCTTCGGTGTGGATACCGCCACAGCGTGGGCAGAACAGCGAAGCCGATCGCTTGGCCACCGAAGGTGTCGCCCGGTCCGGCCAGTGCAGCTGCTTGAACCGCGGCACAAAGTAGTCGTTGCAGTGCTTGCACGGCCACGCCCAGTGATGCCGCGTGCCCTCCTGAAACAGTTTCCAGATCGGGCTTTCCAAATCAGCCGGTTCGGACCGCGACCAGAACTCAAGCCCGCTATCATCGTTCAACTCGATTTCCACAAGACCCCTCGCTGGTGTGCTGGTGATCGCGGTCACGAAGTCGGCGTAGGTCTCGCCACGGGCTTCAACGAGACCGAGCACATCGCCTTGGCCCCTGACGTTCGCCATCATCTCGTCAAACTCGTCGATCAGCGCGAGTGCGGCCGGGTCTGATTTCAGGGCCGAGGATGAACCTGCATGCGCAAGGCGAACGCGAACGCCAGCCACATGCTTAAGGGTCTTTTTCATGCGCCGCCCACGCACCACCTTGTTCTTCAGGCTCTCGGCCTCATCGAGCAGGCCCATCAGGCGGGGCTCAAATTGGTCCGTGAGAAACTCTTTGGTCGGGCCAACATAGATGATCGGCGCTGGACGCTGATCAAGCCGGGCCCCGATGATGTCGAGCATGCTGTCGGTCTTGCCCGACTGCGCCGAGGTCACAGCCACGATGCGGCGATAACCACCCCGATGAACCGCCGAGGACCACGGGATCATATACGGCGTCAGCCATGGGTCACGCGGGCCAGGGATGCCCGCCGTCTCCGGATAGACGCGGTTGTCGGCGGCCCAGTCCGCCGGATCACGCTTCTGGCTCGGCCGCAACAGCTCCTTCACCAGACGCGAGAGCCTGCTCTGCTTCGCTGGTCCGCCGAGAAAGTCGTTCGAGTGCGCCATCTATTTCCTGCTCAAGCCTGCGGCGCTCCTGCATGTCGCGCGTGAACCGAGCGGCAAGACCTTGAAGCTCAGCCCGGAAAGCAGAAGTCCAGTCAGCGATTTCTGCCCGCGCATCTTCGATCGGGATCAGCTCCCGGCTGCGCTCCTTGATCCGCAGCTCAATCTCCCTGGTCCGCGCGTCTGTTGCGCGGTTTGCTGCTGCCGCCTTGTTACTCTTTGCCTGCAGGTCCTCATAATAGGCGATCACACCGCGAATAATCGCCACCAGTGTGTATTTGCCGTGTGCCTCTTTGACGATGTAGCCGCCCTTGGCCAGCATCTGCACCCACGGCACACTGCGATTGCACAGCGCTGCCGCCTGCGTGACGGTGAGAACGTTGCCCCTTTGTTTTTCGCCCTCGTTAGCCATTCACTTAAGTCCCTGTTTTAAAGTCTATTTCTCTTGATAGGCATGGGCGCAAGAGCGAATGTGATTATACGAAACGACGCAGCATTCACAGGGATAAGCCAATGACCCGCATCACCTACACCGACCTCGCCGCCGACAACTTCAACGCCGACACATTCCGCGCTTACATGGCCCACGAATACGGCCAAGACCTCGAGTTTGGCATGACGCTACGCCAATTTGGCCGCGCGATCGCCGACGCAAAACACCTTGCAAAGCGGATGGGACGCCCAGTGACAGATGAGACGATCGACCAAATCTGGGCAACCGCCCGCGCCGACCGCGCAATCATCGACCTGACCGCATAAGCCAAAACAGCCCTGGAGAACGAACATGACCATCGCAACAACATCCGACACCACGCGCATTCTGATCGGGCACAACAACCTGATCCAGCTGATGACCCCCGAAACCTTGCAGCGCCACCTTGGTGACAAAAACCTGAACGCCGAGGTCTTTCCGATGGCCGGCAGGGTTGGGATCGACTGTTTGCTCATCGAGCTGCCAGAGGTCGTCGCACTTCTGAAAGAAATCGGCATCCTTTAAGCTTCAGACGCCACCAACCAGCCTCAGCCATACGCCCAGGTTATTACTCACAAAGCAATGATATTGCTCATTATTGTCTACACTACAAGCGGCAGAAAAGCGAATGTGATTACACAAACAGCGACACACCCAGCCACGGAGCCCGCGCCATGACCAACACGATCCACACTCCCAAGGACCAGATGCCCGAGACGATCGACGGCCCAGACGGTCGCACATACTACCGCACGCGTTTCACCGGCGAGACCCTCAGCGCATGCTCCTTTGGCGCGGGGCACACAAGCTTTGAGTACTGGGGTTTTGTGGACGGCTACGAAGAAGACAGCTTTCGCCTGCACGCGATCACCGCAACCCAATTCTGGCTCGACTGAGCAACACCAACCACGGAGCGCGCACCATGAAACGCACAGCAACCGACAACACCGCAGCCCTGAACGCCTTCATATCAAAGAAGACGCAGATCGATGCGATGTTGGCCCGCTTGCAGGCACTGAGCGATGATCACTTCCATAAACACCCCGACAAAATCCACTGGGGCCACGTCGGCACCCTCGAGCATTACGCCAGCCTTTTGAAGCGCATCACCGACAGCGCTTTTGGCGAGGGCGAACACGCGGAATAATCCACAGGCTCGGCGCAGCGCACGGCCCGCCAAATGGCGGGCTTCACCCGGTAGGAGGCGGCGTATCCTGCGTTGCCCACACACCGGAGACCAGCATGACCCAACTTTCCGACACCCAAACAATCATTCTGTCGCGCGCCGCCCAAAACACGGACCGCGTCGCCCTGCCACTGCCCGAAAGCCTGCGTGGTGGAGCCGCCGCCAAGGTGGTCAGCACCATGATCGCAAAAGGCCTGATCGAAGAGGTCGACGCGGACATGCGCAAAGGCGAGCCCCTCTGGCGCGAAACCGGCGATGGCCACGGCGTCACGCTGGTTGCCACTGATGCAGGGCTTGCCGCGATTGGCATCGAGACTGAGGACGCGAGCACGGTGTCTGCGGGCGCATCTGACGCGCCAACCGACAGGCCCACGCCGGACAACTTATCCGAGACTGAGGCCTCGCCCAAGGCACACACGCCGCGTAAGGGCACCAAGCAGGCCACGCTGATCGACATGCTGTCCCGTCCTGAGGGCGCCACGATTGACGAGATCGTGACTGCCACTCAATGGCAAAAGCACACCGCTCGTGGGGCTATGTCCGGCGCGCTTAAAAAGCGCCTTGGCCTGACCATCACCTCCGAGAAAATGGAGCGTGGCCGGGTCTACCGTATCGCCTGACCGCCTGCCTCAAGCAGCATCTTCCTCCGGCTCGCCATCAAGGCGGGCCGTGATCGTTTCAGCGAAGGTCGCACCCGACCCTTCCAGCACCGCCGTCTCGCCGCTGAAGTCCTGCCAGCGCTGGACGGCCACATCGATGTAGGCTGGGTTCAACTCGATCCCCAAGCAGGCGCGCCCTGACATCTCAGCCGCGATCAAAGTGGTGCCGGATCCCATGAACGGCTCATAGACCGCCTGTCCGGGGCTCGAGTTATTCTCGATCGGGCGGCGCATGCATTCCACCGGCTTTTGCGTACCGTGGACAGTGGCGACATCCTGGTCCTTGCCGGAGATATGCCACAGCGTGGTTTGCTTGCGATCCCCGGCCCAGTGGCCCTTGCGGGACTTTTTAACAAAATATGCGCAAGGCTCATGTTGCCAGTGATAATCACCCCGGCTCAGCACCAGCCGCTCCTTGGCCCAGATTATCTGGGACCGCATGGCAAAGCCGCAGGCCTCCAGGCTTTCGATCACCTCACGCGCATGCAGCGCGCCATGCCAGACATAGGCGACGTCGCCCGGAAATAGCGCCCAGGCCTCGCGCCAATCGGCCCGATCATCGTTCAGCACCTTGCCGGTGCGTTTGGTCTTGGCCGCCCCTACCTGGTTGCGCCAGCTCGGGTCGTACTCAACACCGTAGGGTGGATCTGTACACATCAGCAGGGGAACCACGCCATTCAGCACCTTCTCGACATCCGTGGCCACCGTGCTGTCGCCGCAAAGCAGCCGGTGCTTGCCGAGGACCCAAACATCCCCTGGCCGTGTTACCGGGACCTCTGGCACCTCCGGCACGTCATCGGGGTCCGTCAGTCCACCCGTCGCCTCCAATAACGCATCAGGCAACAAGCCCTGCAGTTCGTCATCGGTAAAACCAAACATATCCAAGTCGGCGCCAAGGCCCAGCTCGCGCAGCTCGTCCCACTCGACCTGCAGCATCTCCGGGTCCCATTCAGACGTCTCGGCAAGCCGGTTGTCAGCCAGCGTGTAGAGGCGGCGGTCCTCGTCCGACCAGCCCCGCGCAATCATCACCGGGACCTCATCCATTCCCAGATGCAGAGCGGCCATCAACCGGCCGTGGCCTGCAATGATCGTGCCGTTCTCTGCAACCAGCATCGGCATCGTGAAACCGAACCGCTCCATCGATGCAGCGATCTGGTCAACCTGCTCCGGCGGGTGCGTCCTGGCGTTCTTGACGTAGGGCGCGAGGTCCGCGACCGGCCACATCTCGATCTTTGAGGCGGGCCACCGGGTGGCGTCAAGGCGGCTGGTGGTGGGCTCTAGGCTGGGGGGCAAGGTCTCACTCCATCAAGGCTGGGGCAGCGCAAGATACCCAATAAAAGCTGGCTATGCGGGGCGGATCGGGGGGAGGCAAAACATAACGTAATGGGTTTTTGAACTCAAAAAAAACACGCAAATACCGCGCAGCGGCGGCCCCGCACGTCAGCCCTCTCCGGAGGGGACCCAAGGGGTGGGGTCTGCGAGGCGCGCAGAGGCCGCTGTGACTCGCCTTTGGCTTCGCGATAAGGTCCTGGTGCCGCGCGCGCTGTCCGCTCTCTACGGTCCGCTCCGTGGCGCTGTGGGCGTGGGCCTCTGGGCGGTTTGTCAGCGACCCTCAATGATCCGTTGCAGCTGGCGCAGGGCTTCGGCCAGGACGTCGGGTTGTGCCTCTTCAAAGGCTCGCTTGGTCTCGTGCTGGACCATCTCCTTTGGGATCGCGGGGCCGAACATCTTCTTGATCGGAAGGCGTGCTGCGGTCTCGCGGACGAAGGCGTTGTTGCCAAGGATGCCAATGAGGAAGGCGCCCTCGAAGCGTTGGAAGCGGCCCCAGGGCTTTGCGCGCACACCGTAGCGGAACTGCCGAGGCGCGAAGTGGGAGAGCCCGAGGTGATCGCCGCGCGCCTCGATCGTGTAGACGAGGTTGGAAAAGGTCGACCGGAAGGATCGGGTTTCGCGGTTGATGAGTGCGACCTTGGCACCTGTCTGTTGACGCAGGGCGCGGCGGACTGCAGTGCGCACCTTGTCGCCCTCGCTGTTGAGCGCGCGGTTGAAGGCGCGGTTGGCTTCCTGCTCCCCGACGCGCTGGACTGCTGCCTCGAAATGCACACGGGTCTGGTCGAGGTCGCGGATGATCACAT